CCGGACACCAGCCGAGGTAGAAGCACGCTATTATCAAACCAAGGCGACACCAGTCACCCAATAAAACACAGGGAACAAAACCCAGTCCATATCAAACAGTGTATCGCGTCAATGGGTTTTCGTCCCATTCGGAGGTCATGCGTCATGGCGAAGCGTAATCGTGACGGTTACGGCAACCGTGCATTCCGCCGGCAGGCCGCGGCGCTCAGACACAGGAACTCTTCTTATCTAATATCGAACGCTCACCCCAATAATTCGTCAACGTAATTGGATGAAATAGAAATGTCCAAGCAGAACAACCGACGCGCCAATGGATGGCGCAGGGACAAGGTATCCGCACGTGTGCGTGCCGCCTATGATGTCTGCTGGCTATGCGGCAGGCCGGTTGATAAGACATTGCCCGCCGGTCTTCCCGGCAGCCCCGAGGTCGATGAGAAGATTCCTGTCAGTCGTGGCGGCTCGCCGCATGACTTCGGCAATTGCTTCCTTGCCCATCGCTGGTGCAACCGAATCCGGTCCAACCACACGGTCGAGTGGGCGCGTCAACGCATTCATCAGCTCATCACGCAAGGTCACGCCGATGATATCAGGTCGACGTCTTTGCCGTTGGCGACGAGCGGCGAGTGGTGACCCTGGGCGGGATACCCCCGTCGGCTGTTTCACAGCCGCCTCGGGTGCAGTGCTGTTCTCTCCCCGCGTGGTGCAAACGTTTCATGTGGTTCTTCCCACTATCCGTGAAACGTTTCCAATATCATTAAATCCTTGTAATTACTGGCGGTCGCGTGATAGATGTCCGCTTGAAACGTTTCGGAGGTGACCGGCCATGCGATGCGCGGAATGCGGTACGGAGATTCCCGACTCCGCGCGGCATGGTAAGCCACAGAAGTTCTGCTCTTCGAAATGCCGACTGCGCGCCTGGCGTCGCGAGCAGAAGTCGAACGACACTTCTGAACCTAAGTGTCCTCCGACGAAGGCTGGGCAGAAAAGACGAAGCAGGAAGATTGCAGTGTCAGCGGCGGCCGTGCAGACACAGCCCGAAACACCGACGGAAGCCGAGCCATACGACGTGCTGCTCAAACGCACCCAGAATCGTCTGCAGACCGCGATGTTCGACCCCCGCACCCCATCGACGAGCCTTTCGGCATTATCGAAGCAGCTGCTCACGGTGACGAAAGAGCTGGAATCACTGACCGGCGGCAATGAACCACAGGTTCCCATAACCATGACGGAGGTTGTTGATGACGCCTTCGACTCCGAAGTTATCTGAAGCGGCCCGTCGACTCGTGGTGCCTTCCGGCATCGTCTCATCGGATTGGCCAAGGGTTCGAGTCTTGGCCAAACAGCTATGCGGCATCGAATATGACCGCTGGCAAGACGGCCTTGGCATGGTCATGCTGGGCAAACGCCGTGACGGTTCCTATGCGGCCACGGTTGGCGGAATCCTCATCAGCATTTGCCGGCAGGCCGGCAAGACGTTCCTGATCGGGACGATGATATTCATGCTCAGCATTCTGACGCCTGGTCTCAAGACGCTATGGACAGCGCATCGCAGCCGCACGTCCGACGAGACGTTCATGTTCATGAAGGGCATGACCAACCGGAAAGGAATCAGAAGGTACATCGCCGATGTGAGGAGCGCGAACGGCCAGCAGGAGATCGTGTTCTCGAACGGTTCGCGCATCATGTTCGGTGCCCGTGAGCGAGGATTCGGACGAGGCTTCGACGATGTTGACATCGAAATCTTCGATGAGGCGCAGATCCTCACGGAAAACGCGCTTGACGATATGGTGCCGGCCATGAACACCGCGCCCAACGGTCTGGTGATCATGCTGGGAACTCCACCGAAGCCATCAGATCCATCGGAGGTATTCTCGCTGCGCAGAGACGAGGCGTTGAACGGCACGGATGACGACAAGATCTACGTGGAATTCTCTGCCGACCGAGACGCGCAGATAGACGACCGCGAACAATGGGGGAAGGCTAACCCGAGCTACCCGCACAGGACACCGTCCACATCCATACTGCGTCTGCTCAAGCAGCTCGGCGCTGACTCGTTCCGACGAGAAGGACTGGGGATATGGGACAACACCGCAACCGTCTCCGCGATAGACACAGCGCAATGGGCTCATGCCTCGTTGAATGCTCCCGACAAGAACGGTCTGATCGGCTACGCGATCGACATGCCTCCCGACCGAAGTTCGCTCGCCATCGGCGGGTGCATCAAACATGCTAACGGCACCGCGCACATCGAGTTGAGAAGTTTCGAATCAACCCAGTCGAAAGGCTCCGCGTGGGCGGTTGACTGGATCGCGGAACGGTGGGACAGGACCGCCGCCGTGGTCATCGATGGGCAATCCCCCGCCATGGCATTGCTGCCCGACCTGAAGAAGCGCCATGTCAAGGTCATCACCACCAACGCCTCCGACATGGGCCGGGCGTGCGGACGGTTCCAGGATATGCTCCGTGACGGACTGCTCACGCACCTGCCCAAGGACATGCAGCCGGCGCTGGATGTGGCCGTGGCCAATGCTACGACCAGGAACATCGGCACTTTGGGGGCCATCGGCTGGAACAAGCTCGGCACCGACATCGACATCAGCCCGCTCGTCGCTTGCACGCTCGCGCTGTACGGCACATTCATAACCAAACGCGACCCGAACAGAAAGCAGAGGCTGATCCAACTGCCATGATCACATTCCCACAGACAGTCTCCGGACTCACCGGGGACGAAATGAGCCTTTACCGCCGACTGCTCGCAAGATTGATCAGAAAACGAACCAGAAATCGAGTCAGAACCAAATACTACGACGGACGCAACGAACTCAAAGACATCGGATACTCACTGCCACCGATAGCGAAGGATATTGAAATAGTCGTCGGATGGCCGGAAAAGGCAATCCAGGCGCTTGCCAACCGCGTGGTGCTCGATGGCATCACCACATCGGATGGTTCCGAACTCAACTCACGTGTATCCGATCTGATGGATGCAAATGATCTGAGGAACACCGCGAGTTCAGCGCATACGGATGCCCTAGTCCACTCCTGCAGCTTTCTCGCGGTGCTTTCAGGCGACACGTCGATTGGAGAATCAGAAGCGATCATTCAGGAGTTCACCGCAGACACCGCCACCGGCGAATGGGACAAGCGCCGGCATGGGCTTCAGAGCGCCTTGCTGTTCGACGTGAACGACTACGGCGACGCGATAACCGGCATCTATCTCATGGATTATCTGCAGACCGTGAGCATCGTCCCATCGAACCCCGGTTACCAGGTGTATTCAAGAGTTCCGAACGAAGGACGCATACCATGCGAGCTGCTCGCATACCGTCCAGATTCGAAACGCCCATTCGGCAGGAGCCGCATCAGCCGTGCGGTGATGAGCCTGACCGATAGCGCGGTGAGAACGTTTCTGCGTAGCGAGATGCAGGCAGAACTTTACTCTGTGCCACCACGCTACTTCCTCGGTGTCAATCAGGAAATGTTTACGGATGAAGATGGAAATCCGCTGCCGAAGTGGAAGATCATGCTCGACCAGGTTCTCGCGCTGCCAAGTGACAAGAACGGCGAAAAGCCAGAGGTCGGTCAGTTCCAGCAGTACAGTTTCGAACCACATTCAGCCCAGCTACGTCAAACGGCCACGATGTTCGCGTCCGCAACCTCGCTGCCACCAGATGAGATGGGCGTGCTCACCGATAACCCATCGAGCGCCGAAGCTATAGACAAGGCCGCGAAGGAGCTGTGTCTCGAAGCGGAGCAATGTCAGGGATGGTTCGGGCGTCCTTGGGAGCGGATCATCAGACGTGCACAGGACATGGCCGGAACCGATGGCATGGCGCAGTCGATAGCTTGCCAATGGAGGAACCCATCGACACCTAGCCGGGCAGCCGCTGCCGATGCCGCCGTGAAACTCGTTTCAGCCGGCATACTCCCAGCAGACAGCGATGTGACATACGACATGCTTGATCTGAGCGACAGGCAACGGCGCACGCTGCGCATGGAACAGCAAAACGCCCGAACCCGCGACAGAATCGCGCAACTGAAGACCTCCACACCAGTGAACGAGACGGCTAATGGCATACAACAATCTACTGGCGGACGAACAGCGGGAACTCCAACGACTGCTGGACAAGGCTCATAAAAAGTACCAGACGAATCTTGAGAATCTTAGGGAGGCGGCGGCAGACGAGATGGAAACCGTGCTCCAACGGTATCCGCTCGATGCGCGCGAGCTCGTCGAGGAATACGCTCGGGACTCGTCGCAGCTCGCCAATGACTACTACGACGACATACGCGCCCTATGGTCCGAATACGGGCTCAAAGACATGACTGACTTCGATCACTCGCAACTAATAGAGCCGGATCGCGCGCTATGGCAGGTACAGGGAGGATTCAACGACTCAGACTACGCGGGACTGACCTACGGGGAAGTGAAGGCCGGAAAATCTAAGGCGGGCATGACTATCGAGGATCTCTGGCCGTCGTTCGACAATCTTGACGACGCACAGCAGTTCATCTCGGACATGATATCCACAGGATCAAGATTGACCATGCAGCGGAATCTACGGACCGACCCGACACGACCAAGATGGGCTCGGGTACCCAGAGGAGCCGTGACATGCGCGTTCTGCCTCATGCTCGCATCACGCGGATTCGCCTATCTCAGTGACGAATCGGCCGGTCTGCATAATTCCTTCCACACGCACTGCGACTGCGACATCGTACCAAGCTGGGGCAAACAGACACTCGCCGGATACGAACAGAACCTATACGCCAACATGTGGCGTCGAGCCACCAGCGGTAACACTAACTACAGAAAAGGTCTCGAACAGCTTCGCAGACTATTCCCGCAACAGGTCAACGACGGCGTCACCACAGACGACGACCAGTGACCACATGATTTTTCGCTGACACCGCGTGCAGCGTCGTTAATCACGCGTCCGATAACCAAGGAGAACCAATGCACCCACACCACCACATTCACATGATCGTCAACTCAGATCAGCCCCAAGGTGGCAGTACCACCGACCAGAGTCAGAACACCGACCAGACCGCAAGCAAGCAAACGGACGAGTCCAAGGAATTCAGCCGCGCGCTCGCCAAAAGAGCGGCGGAAATCGAAGCCAAATACTCCGATTACGCCGATCTGAAAGCCAAGGCCACAAAATATGACGAAGGCCAGGAAGCAACGAAGAGCGAAGCGCAGAAACTCCAGGAGCGACTCGTCAAAGCGGAAGCGGAACGCGACGCCCTGAAAAAAACAGCCGAACGGGACAAACTCGTCCAAACCATCGCCGAAGAAACAGGACTCGACCGCAAAGTGGTCTCCATGCTCTCTGGAGATGACAAAACGCTCGCCGAGAACGCCAAGGCTCTCAAGGACATCATCGGAAAACAACAATCCAGCAAACAAGGGAAGCCGCCGCTCCCCCCGGCAGTCCCGCCAAACCATGGGAACAGACAGGCTGTCACAGCCAAACAGCTACTCTCCCAGGCCTATGCGGAGAAATAAACGAAAGGCGACCATAACATGTCACTTACATTAGAAGAATCGGCGAAACTCTCCGAAGACACCCTCACCAAAGGCGTCCTCGAGACATTCGTCCAAACCAGCCCAATTCTCGACCGTCTGCCCTTCATGGACATCGAAGGCAACGCATATGCATACAACGAGGAGGCAACACTGCCCGGCGTGGCGTTCCGAGGCGTCAACGAAGGCTACACCGAATCAACGGGGACGGTCAATCAGAAGAGCGAATCGCTCAAAATCCTTGGCGGCGACGCCGACGTTGATCGGTTCATCCAGAAGACACGCAGCAACCTCAACGACCAGAGAGCTGAGCAGACCGCACTGAAAACGAAGGCGCTGAGCTACAAATTCCAAGACTCGTTCTTCAACGGCGACGTCGACGTGGATCCAAAGGGCTTCGATGGTCTACGCAAACGCCTCATCGGCAAACAGGTCATCGACGCGGCAACGAACGGACTCCCGATCGTAGGCTCTTCGAACACCGATATCCACGCGTTCCTCGATATGCTTGACGAGCTGCTTGCCGCCGTGCCAGGCATCAACGGAACCAACGGTGCCATCTACGCGAACTCCGCTGTTATCCGCAAGATCGGCTCGGCGCTGCGCCATGTCAGTCTCGACGCGGTCCTGGAGCAGGACATCGCAGGCAAGCGAAGCATCCAATGGAACGGCATCCCGATCCTCGAGGCAGGGCAGAACCCCGACGGAAGCCAAATTCTGCCTACAACCGAAACGGAAGGAACCGCCACCAACACCACTTCCATCTACGCCGTGAAATTCGGCCAGTCGGAAGGAGACCAGGCAGTCACAGGCCTGACCAATGGTGGTGTAAGCACTGAAGATCTCGGTGAACTGCAGGAGAAACCCGTCTACCGTACGCGAATCGAATTCTATGTCGGGCTTGGCGTGTTCGGAGGAAAGGCGGCGGCACGCCTGAAAGGAGTCATCAATGGCTAGTCAGAAAACAGACGGGACACCGGAAGCACAGGAGGCGACGCAACCGGAAGCGCTAGAAACCGACACTGTGCAGTCGACGATTGATGTTGGTGCAGGGCGCACGGAAAGCTATGAGACCACGCGCCCCGACGGCAAGAAGCTGCGCGTCACGCGCAACCTCGACACCGGCCAGCAGAAGACCGTCGAGGTCTGACCATGTCCGACTCGTTCGCCACCGTGAAGGATCTTGCCAGCCGTTGGCGCGCATTCACGGATGACGAGGCTCTAACAGCGGACGTGCTACTCGCCGACGCAAGTGACAAGATACGCGGCCGCGTCACTCGGGCCAGCGATCCCACCTGGTGCACGGCACATTCCCGCACTCTCACGCGCATCTGCTGCGCGATGGTCAAACGGGCGATGCAGCAAGCTGCCACGGGAATGCCCGAAGGGATAAGCCAGTCGAACACCGTGACCGGTCCATTCGCCGACGGTTACACGTGGTCGAACCCGGACGGGAATCTATATCTGACGAACGAGGAACTCAAGGATCTGGGAGTCGCGCAAGGCCGCGTGTTCACCGTTGGGATGGTCGGATATGGAACAAGTTGACGTGTATCGCGGCTCATCAACCACCGATGAGGACGGCAACAGGATTCAGGGCGACGTAAACCTATGGAAATCGTTCCTTGGGCTCGTCGCCCCGGTCATCACGGCGGAAAGCCCTTCCGAATTGTCGCTCGGCGTGACCTATGACCATACGATCTACATCCGTTCCGCACAGCCGACCGGGATCCTCGACACGGATCTGATCGGGGTGCGCGGAAGGAAGGTGCCGGTCGATGGGGTCGTCGGCGTGTGGCTCGACACACGTGGCAACCACATCGGCGACGTCGTCAACGTGAAATTGAAGGAGGGCTGATGGGCAACATCAAAGTGGTCCTCAACCGCAAGGCGTTCAAGGAGCAGATACTGCATAACGCCACGCTCCTGAACGACGTGCAGGAGCAGATGGAGGGCATGGCCGAGGTGCATCGCGCCATCACCGTGTATCGCAACGACGACCGTGACACCGGCAACGTGGTCGCCACGGCACCGGCGCGCGTCGAAGCGGAGCATGGCGTGCTCACGCAGATGCTTGGCATGGTACGCGTATGAGCGTGTATCTTCCCCCCGTCTCCCCCAGACGAGTGGAACCGGTCGTCCTGGGCATGCTCAGAAGCGAGTTCCCGGATGTGACGTTCGGTTCGCTGCGTGATACAGGCAATCCTCCCAGGGAATGCGTGATCGTGGGCGAACCGCAGGGACCGCAATCGCCGGTGACCCAGTACGTGCGTCTCAGGGTCAGCGTCTGGGTTCGTCGAAGCGACATGACCGGGGACATTCCCGCGGCGCAACGGCTTTGCAATTCCATCATCACCGCGATCACCGCGAATGGCGCGATCGACCCGATCGTCTCGACGGAACTGTCGAGCGGGCCCATTCGCATCGCGGAGGACGCCGGTGCCACCTACATGTACGCGATCGTCCTGTTGACGGTGCGTACCGACTGAACGAAACGCATGCCGCCACATGCCGAACAACAACCAATGAAAGGCATATGACAATGGCAGACAACAATTACATCACGAGCGGCAACAACGCCGATCTCGCGTCGCTCATCAAGGACTATGCGCTCTTCCTGTTCAAAAAAGGAGAGACGTACACGTTCCCCACGTCGGAACAGTGGACGCCTCCCACGGGAAAAGGGCCGGTCGGATACAACTCCGAGGACGGCTCCACCCTGCACCCCGAGCCCGGTGACACGACCGAGATCAAGGGGCACAACGGCGACATCGTCGTGTCCGAAACGGAACCGGGGTATTGGACGGTCCAGTTCGCCGGCATCGAATGCCGCAAGACCATCGCCGAAGCCTATTTCGGCGTGGAGGCAGACGACTCAGGCGCGTTCCACGTGAAGGACGCCACCACGCCACTGGAGTACGGCGTGGTGCTGGCCGGACTCGACCAGCATGGCAGCCCCATCGTTTTGGGTGCCGCGAAGGCGAAGGTCTCCGACCGTGACGATATGACCTTCAAGAGCTCCGACACCATCAAGTTCAATCTGACGATGAAGTTCTTCAAAGCATCGGACGGATTCCAGTTCCACGTGTTCGGTCTGCTCGCCGCGGAGAAGGCGGCCACGGCCACCACCGGAGCCTGATTCATTCTTCCCGACGCCGCAGGATGGCGGTCCGGCGACGCCGGGAACCACACCATTACATGGACCGCCCACCACCGGTTAAGGAAACCATATGAGCGACAACAATTATGCGGTAGTCGAACCGGAAATCGACGCGGATGCCCGGGAATACCCAGACGTGCATCTGGAAGCGTTGGACATGAAATTCGACCTGCCGAATATGAACAGCGCCGACCTGCCCATCGAACTCATCAACGTGATCCTCATCGTCAAAAGCAAGATCGTTCTCAGCGAAGAGGAGAACTACCACGCCATGGCCTTGTGTCTCGCCTACTTCGAACAGATGCAACCCAACCTATGGAACAAGCTACGCAAATCAGGAAACCCACTAGGCTGGCTCGCCGGCATCGTCAAAACATGGGCCGTGGAGTCGGGGCTCGACCCAAAAGCGTTCACCTCCTCATCCTCCTCCA